ATATGGAGTGGATTGAAAAACTCGTAAAAGAATCCGAACAATATATTCTGGGTAAAACGGCAACTCGGAAACCTCGCAAAACAAAACCAAAGACGGCAGACAAGCAAGTTGACAAATTGGTCTATCTGAAAGATTCCAATGAATATCGCTTGACTTCTATCAATCCTACTGCTATTATTGGTGCAATGCGGTTGTACACATTCAACACTTCGAATCGTGTGCTGACTGAATATGTAAGTCGGTCTCCAAAAGGGTTCGAAGTCAAGGGTACTACACTTCAACTATGGGATGAAGAAGTCTCTCGTTCTATTCGGCTTCGTAAACCTGATGATGTTTTGTCTGTTGTACAGACCTCAACAATCCCCAAAATCAATAAAATGATTTCCGAACTGACTACGAAACCAACAAAAGCAAATGGAAGGATTAATAAATACACAATTTTAGTAAAAGCGGTGAGTAAATGAATCAGATATTATCAAAGGAGTTATTCTCAAAAAGAATAGAAGAAAAAATTCGCAACAATAAAGAAACCTACATTGATGCGATTATAAATACTTGTGAGGAATTCAGAATAGAACCTGATGACTGTAAAAAATACTTGAACGGAAAAATAATCTCAAAGTTACAGGCGGAGAGTATTAGAAATAAAACAGTCATTTCAGACAGTTCATCGGGTGTTCTGAATTTCTGACATACGATTACATACAAATATATCTAAGTACATACAAGGAGATACAAATGTCTTTAGCAACACTAAAACGCAACAGAAAAGATTTTCTGACCAATATCGTTTCTCAAGCAGAGAAACTTAATACGACAAAAGTTGATTATTCGGATAACCGCTTTTGGAAACCTACTCGCGATGCTGCGGGTAACGGTTATGCCGAAATTAGATTTCTTCCGCAAAGAGAAGATGAAGCAGTTCCTTTTGTTAGATACTGGGATCACTTCTTTAAGGGACCGACAGGTCAATATTATATTGAAAAATCTTTGACCACTTTCGGTGAACCCGATCCGGTGAGTGAACTCAATTCTCAATTGTGGAATGAAGATGATAATCCAAATTCATTGAAGAAAAAACAAGCACGGGACCAGAAACGCAAACTACATTATGTGACAAACATTTATGTCGTTTCTGATCCTAAAAATCCAGAGAATAACGGCAAAGTATTTCTCTATGATTTCGGTAAGAAAATCTTTGACAAGATTACCCAAGCAATGAACCCCGAATATGAAGATGAAACGGCAATGAATCCGTTTGATCTTTGGGAAGGCGCAAACTTCAAGTTGAAAGTTCGTCAGTATGAAGGTTGGCCTAACTATGATCGTTCAGAGTTCTCAGCAACTGGACCTCTTGCTGACGACGAGGAACTTGAAAAAATCTATTCTCAAATTTATTCGCTGAAGGAGTTTTCAGACAGGTCTACATTCAAGAGTTACGATGAACTCAAATCACGATTGAATATCGTTATGGGTTCAAACGATAACGATGTTGTAAGAGCATCTATGAATGAATCGCCAGCACCATCAATGAACCAATCGAAATCATATGATGATCTTGATGATGAAATTCCATACGATAAATTCAGCAATGAAGACGACGACACCATCGATTATTTCAACAAACTATTAGAAGAGGATTAATTCGACACTATGACTGGGAACGGCGCATAGTTCGTCCGAAGGTCAAAAGTCGAATTAGCATCGGGGCGCGATAACTCGTTATATCCACTCTGTCCGGACAGTGACGCTAAAGGATGAACTCGCCCCGATTTTTATTTACAAGGTTATAGGAAAATGTTAGTGATTGGATACAGAGGAAATATAAATAAATCTGAAGTTATTAAGAGTTTAAGTAAGCACACAGATTTTAAAAAGGATGATTTGAAAACGATTGCCACAAATATTGTTGCTGGTAATACTGTAAATCTACCTAATGATTTTGTACTCAGGGAAGAACTCGAAGCCCTTAATATCTTACTAAAATAAGGAGAAAACACATGGATAACATTAAAGCACTTTGGGAAAACAAATATGCTTGGTTTGTAGCAGGCGGCGTTTTAGTATATGTTGTCATGACATATGGAGTATAAACACATAAATTAAGTGGATTTAAAATCCATTGATTATCTTGATATTCACTGGAATGACGATCCCCATGATAATTGTACACATTGGATAAATTATTTGTGAAATTAAGGTAAATTTGTAATGCCATTATACACGATTAAAAATCGATCAACAAAAGAAGAGTTTGAGGTTCAGTGTACATATCCTGAACTTCAAATTATTCTATCCGAAGATCCCGATTTAATACAAAAACTATCATCGCCCGGAATCGTTTCGGGTGTTGGAGGTGTACATTCTAAAACACCATCAGGTTTTAAAGACTTACTAGGAAGAATCAAAAAAGGCTCAGGAAGAGGAAATACAATTAGGACTTGACATGGCTAAGTATGGCAAACGTAATCCCGAAAATCGTAAAAGTAATCGTAACAAGTATCTCTCGGAAAACAAAGAAAAAAGAATTAAAAATGCAGAAGATACTAAATATAATAAGTACAAGATCAGACCAACTTATTATACGGAAAATGTAGAAGATGAATACTCTGAAAATATCAACTAGAATTATAAAATACTTTTATGATGTTTTATTGACGGTTTCAATATTGATCAATGTTATCTCTTTTGGTAACATGAACCAAACATTCTCAGCAAGAAATTACGAATGGAAAAGATCAAAAAGGTTAAATCTTGTCTGGTTGATTGATGGTGTATTCTATTATTCCGGAAAAGTTTTGAATAAGATATTTCCTAAACTTTTTTCAGTGAATAAAAACCATTGCCTAGATGCTTGGGTATATTGGTATACGAGAAAACATTGTTTAGATTCGTTTTGTACGGATAAAATTATTATGGAGCAGGTGAATAATGGACAAATCGAATTCTATTTTTGATTTACTGAATAAACGATTTGAATTTTCAGAATTGGTTAAAGATTTGAATGTACCTGAACATATTATTGAAGGTGATATAAATAGTCTAAGATGGTTTGTACATAATGGACATAAGAGCAATCGATTTAAAGAAAACTACGAAGAAGCATTGAGTATAGCCAAAACAATACTTGAACAGTCATAGTGAGGCGTTTTTGTTATGAGAAAAATAACGAGGCGAATCATGAACGGATTTTCAAAGTTCTGGTGGTATGCTCCCGAATACTTTAGTCGTTGGAGACTATTTCCTAGAGCATTTATTACGATGTATTTGTATCTATTGTATGAAGTTGTCACATGGTTTATGGCATTGGATGCTCCATCTATGGAACAAGCAGGTCTTGTATCTGTTATTGTTGGTGCAGGTGCTGCTTGGTTTGGTTTGTATGTAAATAGCACTAGCACGAAGTTCTCAGAAACAAGTTTTGAAAGTAAATTAGGTAGTGTTCGTCAAAATGGTGATCCAGATAGAAAGACTGTAATCGAAGAATACGAAAAATGAAAGTTTATTATGAAGAGAATGATCTATCAAGTTTCCGTAGGGAAACCTTCTAAATTATACAAACATTGTATTGAGTCTGTGAAAAGATATTGTATAAAATTCGATATCGATCATATAGTACAGACAAAACCAATTCTAGTTATTCGACCAGATCCTTTTAATACAGGCAGAAGTCAGGAATGCGTTTCCCGACCTCTGCCTCTTCCTATTTACGAAAAAGAAAACGCATTCAACTATTTTGATCGTTATGACCAGATAGCAATCATTGATGCTGATATTTTCATTCGTGATACGGCACCAGATATATTTGAAGCATTTGGTTCCGAAGCGAATTTTGGTGCTGTTGTAGAACGAGATATGCCAATCACGAATCAGTATAAAGCGAAGATACTGAATTATTCTCAAATGCAATATGGAAGACTTCATCCCAAAGTAGACTTTGACCCAAATCATCTTGGTTATGAGTTTATGAATATGGGTCTCATGCTGATGAATAAATCAATCGTAAAATATCTTCGCGGCCAGACACCAAAACAGTTTCTCGAAAGACCAGAGTTCAAGAATTTCATTGATGGTGTTGGTACATGGAAATGGTCAACAGATCAAACACTACTGAACTGGTGGATTCGCAAAGAAAAAATGAAGATAAATAGAATGCATTGGAAATGGAATGGTCTGTACTCAGCAAATCGTAAAATTGAACATTGTCATTTTGTGCATTTCTTTCTAAAAGATAAATTGCCAAATCAAGGTGAGAATGTAGAACAGTTGATGAAGGATATAAATGCATGATATCTCTTGTTCTTTTTGATTTAGATGGTGTTCTCATTGACGCAAAAAAGATACATTATGAAGCACTTAATGAAGCTCTAGGCAAATATGCCATTACCGAAGAAGAACATGTGAATATATATGATGGAAGAAAAACAACTGAAAAACTGAATATGTTATCTGTTCGCAAAGGATTACCAACAGAAGAACATCAACAAATATGGGAGAAGAAGCAAACCATTACAATGAAAAAACTCGGTGAGTTGGAACCCATTCCTGCAATAAACGAACTTTTTCAATATCTGGAAAATAATGGATATAAGATAGGTGTGTGTTCCAACTCTATACGAAGAACAGTTCTGACTGCACTATCGGCAGCAAATCTTATTCAGCATTGTAGTGTTGTTCTTTCAAACGAAGATGTAAAGAACTCAAAACCTCATCCAGAAATGTACTGGAAAGCAATGTCAATGATGAATGTTCTTCCCGAAAACACGCTTATTGTTGAAGATAGTCCTCCCGGTCTATTAGCAGCACAAAGATCAAAAGCGCATTATATTCGCGTAGAAAATCCATACGAAGTTTGTATAGATAGAATAATTACTGAACTAAAGGGTGGTGAAATGAATAAAAAATGGAAAGACGATAATCTAAATGTGTTGATACCTATGGCGGGCGCTGGTTCTCGTTTTGAAAAAGCAGGTTATACTTTTCCCAAACCTCTTATTGAAGTGAATGGTAAACCAATGATCCAAGTTGTCGTAGAAAACATTGGTCTTGAAGCAAACTTTCATTTTGTCGTTCAAAAACAACACAGAGAAAAATACAATCTAGACACAATGCTCAATCTGATTGCTCCCAAATGTAAGATCATCGAAGTTGATGGTATTACAGAAGGAGCCGCTTGTACTGCTCTTCTCGCAAAAGAATATATCGAAAACGACAAACCACTATTCTTTGCGAACAGCGACCAGTGGGTAGACTGGAATCCTTTGGAATTTATGTATCGTATGCAGGAGACAAATGCGGATGGGGGTATTGTCACCTTTAAGGCAACACATCCTAAATGGTCGTTTGTGAAAATAGACGAACGAAATATCGCAACAGAAGTTGCTGAGAAGAATCCTATATCCAACAACGCAACAGTAGGATATTATTATTGGAAACGTGGATCAGATTTTGTAAAATATGCTGAACAAATGATAGCAAAGAACATTCGCGTGAATAACGAATTTTATGTTTGTCCCGTATACAATCAAGCAATTCAAGACGGGAAAATCATAAGAATAGATGAGGCGAAAAGTATGTGGGGGCTAGGAACACCTGAAGATTTGGAACACTTCATCAAAAACAAGGTATCATATTCATGAATTTATCTCAATATCTAAAAATGCAATTTAAACATTATGAAAGTGAAGCCAAGAGATGGAGTTTAAAAAATAGAAATCCTGTAGTCGGTGGTTATGATAAACACAATAAATGGTCTGACTATGATGAGTTTTTATTTAAAAATTTTGATACCAAAAATCTTATAGCATTAGATTATGGTACAGGCCCTGGAAGAAACATCATCAAATTCAATCACCGTTTTAAAAGAATTGATGGTGTTGATATTGGTGAAAAAAATATTGAGAACGCCAAGATAAATCTAAAAAATGCAGATATCACAGAGAGTAATTTATATGTGTGTGACGGTAAAAGTACACCTGTTGAGAATGAGTCTTATGATGTTTGGTTCAGTGTGATATGTTTACAACATATTGCGTGTTATGATATTCGTTACTCCATTTTTGAAGACGCTTATCGGGTACTCAAACCGAATGGTCATATTTGTTTTCAAATGGCCTTTGGTGGTCGAGATACGAGTAGTCATAACTTTAATGTGTATGCTAAGTCACATGTAATCATGACTGCGGGTTATTATGATAATGACGTTAACGCCAAAACAACAAATGGTATGCATGATGTAAGTGTGACAGAAGACCGTCAGATTATTGATGACCTAGAAAAGATTGGATTCACCGACATATTGATTGATCACAGGCCTACTGGTCCTGGTTGTAGTCACAAAGAATGGATATTTGTTCAAGGCACAAAAAAATGAAAGTGGCAGTTTTAATATCTGGGATTATGAAACCAAATCCAAAATTTCCTGAGTTGATGACTCGTATTATAGAAGTCAACAAGTCTATGTTTTCTGAGGCTGACTTTTATTATGCGACTTGGGATAATGAAAAGAATAGAAAACTATTCGATACATATTATCCAGAAGAAGAATGCCATTATTTTAATGAACCGAAAATTCATTATCATCCATACACAGATGTTCCAAAAGAATATCATCTATCAGAAAATTTCAAAAAAAAGATCAAACAATTTGGAAGTAAACCATGGTTTCGTGAATGGACTTCTCATCACACAAAACAGCATTTGATACATTGTTTTCTTCTTGACAAAATAGAAATGAAATATGATGTTATTGTGAGAATGCGATTTGATAGTTTTATACATCGAAAGGCAAATTTTTTGCCTTATGTAGAAGACGCATATCAGACAGGTTACGCACATGGATTTGCAGTAACGAAAAGATCCAAGTTCAATGAGTTTTATGATTCGCCCGAAAGTGACAAACGCATGAAAGATTACATGATTGATCAACTTATAATACACAATGCTGCCAATATAGATACAAAAGAAGTATACAAGTTGCATGAAGAAAAGAGATTAAGAGCAGCAGAATTTGGATGGTATCAAGTTTTATCACAACCTTATGTTGGTCATAAAAATCATCACGGTTTTGTGAACTCATATCTTCAAGTAAATGCGGAACATATGATTGAAGAAGACAAAAAACCACTCGACATAAAATTTTTAGAAAAAAAGGATTAATATGATATATGATTGGAACGCAAAAATCTTTATACATATACCAAAAAATGGAGGGATGACAATTCGCAAATCTCCTCTTCTACAAAACAAGATTATTGCCTGTACTCCAGAACTACATGAATCGCCTGAATACACAAAAGGTCTTCATCAAAGAATGAAAGAAATTGGAGATCATCATGGGAATGAACACACACCTTGGAAACATATAAAACCTTCTTACAGAAATCATTATACAGCATTTGCGATTATTCGCAATCCATGGGATCGTGTGGTTTCTCGTTATTTCTTTGCGAAGAAAGTGATTGAAGTTGAAAAGAAAGAACCTGTTGGAAAACATCGTATCGATTCATTTGAACATTTCCTGTCGGAACGAGATTTGTGGTATAATCAACCATTCATGCATCACCGGGCAATTCGAGGATGGCAACCCGCATACGAATATGTGACAGACAACAAAGACACTATTCGGTGCGACATTCTTCGATTTGAGAATTACAATGATGATGTGTGTAAGTATTTCGAAATACCGAAAATGTCAAGAGCAAGAAATGTCACCGATTTGAACAAAGGTTCTTATCGTGATGTATATACACCAAAAACTATTCAGATGGTAGCAGATTGGTACAAGATTGATATTGATACTTGGGGATACGATTTTGATACCGGACCGACAAAAAATTACTGGGCATTGGACAAGTGAAAAACATACTACTACAACATTATAATGGCCAACTGTCCGATTTGGCAAAAGCGTCTATGGAAAACATGAAACAATATGCTTCATATTGTGGTGCTGAGTATAGATTAATTACTGGAGAACCAGTCGGCGCTATTATGTCAATTTCCAACAAATCCCAATTGAAGAAAGTCAATGCTTGTCATAAAGTGCATATGTTGAATCCTGAGTTTGACGAATATGATGTGGTTGCGATGATTGATCCTGATATGTTTGTTAGAAGAGGATTGTCTAGGAATATCTTTGAAGACGAAACGGGTGTGGGTATTTGTTCCGATCATATTAGAGCGAATGCCTTTGCGAGATTTCGAAATGCTTTTCCGCAATATTCTTCAAAAATAAATGCCTTCTGGGGAGGTGCTATCTGGCGACTTGATAGAGATATGAGAAAGAGACTTCGCAAACAGTGGAATGTGAAAGAAGTTATGCGAATCGGAAGTACAATATTCGTAGACGAAGGTATTATGCACAATCTATCTCGAAAAGCAAATATTCCAGATTCTCCCGAATATATACTAGATCAAAAATGGTGTTGGTGTTCTTATTTACCAAAATCTAAAAACGCATATATGATTCATATGAGAAAGACTGACTCAAAAGGAAATAAAGTCACGAAAGAACAATCACTCAAAAGATTGCAGAATGAAGGTATAGTATGAAAACATTGATATATCAATACTGGGATGGACCACTAAAATCGGGCATTCGCGCAGGCAAAGCAGCGATGCGCGAATATGCGCATAGTATTGGAGCAGAATATCTTTTTGAACATAATCCCAAATATTGTTCAGGACTTGGAAAATACACACCACATTACGGTCAGTTCAAAGTCGTTTATGAACCGGAGTTTGAGAAATATGATAAAGTTCTTTTTTGTGATACTGACATATTTCCAACAGATACAGTACTTCAATCTAAAGAAAATATATTTGAAGAATATTCTGGCGACATAGGAATCTGTACAGAACCACATCAACCAGAATTGAGAAAACAAAATCCTAATCATCACATAGGATATAATGCTGATGAAAAATGGGCAAAAATTATCAAGACTGTTTATGCTGTTGATATGCCTAGAACAGAAAAAGGATTATTAAAGGTTTACAATTCCGGTGTAGTGTTGTATAATATGAAATCCGTAGATAAAATACGAAAGGGGTTTGTCAAGTTCAAGAGATATCAAGACCTGATAAATACAAATGGACTAAGTGCTTTTTATGGTTGTGATCAACCATATCTTCACGCTATGATGTTCAAGTCAAATCTTATTGTAGATGAAATGAATCAGAAATGGAATGCGTTTGTTCATTATCACGGTCAAGGAAATCCGAGGCCTGTTGTTGATTTGAGAACTCAGGACACCAATTTTGTTCATATTCAACTTTCTGGTGCAGATGATTTTGATACCGACAAACTATGGCGAATAACCAATTTACACAAAACAGAATGGAAACTATAATGCTCACGACCGATATGACACATACAAAAACTCTTCAGGAGTTTTATGACGATCTAAGAAAGCGACAAGAAGAATATCATGGCGAAGATTATTGCGCGGTTCACGATGAAATTGTTCGCTTGATGGAAAAATGCGAGACTTACAAAGAACTCGGAGTAAAACAAGGAACGACTCTTGCGGCAGTTCTTTTACAAAAACCAAAATCTGTTATTGGAATTGATAGATCACTCAAAGATTATAGTCCATGCAAGGCACTATTTGAAAAATATGCTACCGATAATGATATTGATTTCAAGGTCATTGAAGATGATTCGTGTTCGTTTAGAGCAACGGCGACAGATTGTGATCTTTTATTCATTGATACTTGGCATGTGTATTCACAATTAAAGAAAGAACTCAATGCACATTATTCTTTTGTTAATAAATATATCGTAATGCATGACACTCACTCAAAACCAGAACTCGGTAAAGCGATTGAAGAGTTTTTGAATTCTGGTAAGAAGTGGAGACTATATAAAGTGAACAATAAAAATGTTGGTTATACAGTATTGGAAAAAGAATGAAAATTTATAAGTACAGAGATTACGACCATTATGTCGAAATGCAAACTGAAGCCAACAAGAAAAAAATTGATTGGCGTTATGTAAAACCCGAAACGGTAAAACGCATTGTAGACCATTTCCGAAAAAACTTTGATGGTGATCCAAAAGCGATAATCTGTCATGGCACAAGAAATGGAGGAGAACAACAGTTCTTTCAGGGGCATTTTCCGAATGCTGAGATTATCGGTACTGAAATATCCGAAACTGCTGAACAGTTTCCTATGACTGTTCAATGGGACTTTACAAAACAAAAAGATGAGTGGATCGGTAAACATGATATTGTTTATTCTAATTCATTTGATCATAGTATTGACCCCGAAGAAACTTTGCGAGTTTGGACAGAACAATTAACACCAAATGGCATTTTGTATATTGAATATTCAGAACAACAATCTGAATCTTCAGCATATGATCCGCTTGATGCCACAAACAAAGAGGTGATAAAAATGATTCGTGATAAAGGTTTCAAAGTAGAAGTCGAACCTGGAAAGCGTAGCGGGCATTTGATCTTTATGTGTACCCAAGAATGAGGTCGTATTATGGATGGATATGTAATATATGTTGAAAACAATATACATTCCGAACAGGGCGTTTCTTATTTAAAAGAATCGATAAAGCATTTTGCGCCTTGGATTAATCTTCATAAACTCAAAGCGATCACAGATAAATCCGAAATCGATCAGTTCATGAAGAAAGAGAACATCCATTGGAATTATCCATGGTCTGGTTCTCAACAAGATTTTGTCACAGGATTGAAAAAGTCTGCTTATCCGACAAAAAATCCATATTCAAGAATTTCTTGCGCAATCATGCATTATTCTTTGTGGAAAAAAACTGCTATAGAAAACAAACCAATATTCGTTTTTGAACATGATGCGATTTTTATTAAAGACATACCAGAAAACTTTACAGAAGGAAATAAAGCGCCTATTATAGGTTTGAACTCCCCGTTCGGCGCAACACGAATACCCACAGCATATAATAATTTTGTTCAAACATATAATGGTGATAAGGAAATAATTCCCGCACCAAGAATCGATCATTCATATATTCCACAAGGTCTTGCTGGCAACTCGGCATATTACATAACATCAAATGGTGGCAGTATTATGTTGAATTTAGCCAAAGAACACGGCCTTTGGCCTAATGATGCTTTGATGTGTAGACAACTTGTTCCCGGGTTATCTGTGACTAAAACATACTACACAAAAGTTCAGGGCATTCAATCAACTACGAGTTTATAATGAAAGCATATGTAATCACAATAATGGATAATCCTTTGTCAGTTTCTGCCGCAGAACGATGTATAAAATCTGCAAAGAAATTTGGTCTTGATGTAAAGATGTGGAAAGCATTTACACCAAAAGACAATCCAAGAAAAATACTAACAGACCACGGGATCAATCCCAAGGGTTTTGAAGAAGTATATTCAAGACTTGAGAATTGTATGGCTGCATTTCTATCACACTATTCTTTGTGGCAAGAATCCTTTACAAAAGACGAGAACATTCTTATTCTTGAACATGACGCTGTGGTTAAATCAGAAATACCAAAAATGAACTTCTTTAGAGGATGTATTTCATTCGGCAAACCATCTTATGGCAAATTCAATATTCCAACACAAATGGGTCAAAACAAACTGCAATCAAAGCAGTACTTTCCGGGCGCACACGCATATTTGATTTCGCCAAGAAAAGCAAAGATCGTAATTGAAAAAGCGAAGACAGAGGCCGCTCCAACGGATGTATTTTTTCATAATGACAGATTTGATTTTCTTGAAGAGTGGTATCCTTGGCCTGTAGAGGCAGTCGATTCTTTTACTACGATACAGAAACGAGAAGGGTGCCTTGCAAAACACAACTTTGGAGAAACTTACGAGATTGTATAATGAAAAAAATTTTTATCACAGGTTGCGACTCCAATACTCAATGGCAACTGAAATGGTTCGTAGAAAACTTTCAAAAACATAATCCGAACGCAAAACTTTTGATATGGGATTTTGGTATGGATAATAATCCATATCCGAAAATATCACAAAAACTAAAGTCTCAGGACCCAGGATGGTTCAAAAAACCAAAAGCAATGTTTGAAGCATCTAAAATGTCAGACTATGTTTGTTGGCTTGACACAGATTGTGAAGTGAGAGACAACATAGAAGACATATTCGATTATGTTGAACCGAATAAACTTGCTATGGTAGAAGATGTTCCATGGTCACGCCGAAGAGGAGAAAAATGGCATAACTCTGGTGTTGTAGCATTTCAAGGCACTCCAAAGATATTGAATGATTGGGTTTCTGCTACAGTATTTACAAAAGAAGTCGGAGATCAAGAAGTACTTCATTCGATTGTTCGAGATGGTATGAAAAGGATGATAAATATCACTGACCTCCCCAGAAAATATAACACTCTTCGTCTTGATATTCAAGATAAGACGGGTCCTAAAACTATCAAAGTTATGCATTGGACAGGGCGCCGGGGTAAGGAAGAAATAAAGAAACTTATGAAAGAGAAGTAATGAAACCAAGAATAGTTCATATTATCGGTAATGGCGATAACGCTCATATCTACAACACCGAACAAAGAAAAGGTATCAAACTTACTTGTAATCTACCACCATTTTCTGTACCTGACGCTTATGCTACTTGTATTGTCGATTTCAAGATGTGTAAAGCGATAACTGAAGGTTCTGTTATACCTCCTGGTGAATGGGTCATGGGTATGAGACCAAAAATGTGGTGCGACAACCATCCACAATTTTATATGAACCATGCTTCACGAATCAAAGGATTCTTTACAGAAAAACCAGAGTATGTGGACAACTACACAGATTTTAATTGTGGTCACATGGCCACATACTATGCGATAAAGAAACTCAAAGGTAATGAAATACATATGTACGGATTTGACTCCATCTTTGATATGAATCTTAGATCGTGTTCAGATTTCTATCTCCAGTCGGATCGTGAGAAGACAAACACATTCCGATTGAGCAACAACTGGCGACCCATCTGGCAAAGCATGTTCCAAGAGTTCCCGAACGTTAAGTTCTATCTGTATCACAACCACGATAATTCGCGAATCGAATTGCCGACCAACGTAGAGGTAGTGGTAAAAAAGAAAAAATAAATGAAAAAAGTTCATTTTACCTCTTGACGAATCACTTTCGAATGCTTATATTGATAGTGTAAGAGAGAGGAAAACAGATGTACACTTACAGCGACGAACTTTACAGCGACATTCACAAAGACGCCTACGGATTTCGTCCTCGTGACGGTGGTGTTCATTGCTGGCACGTTCTCACTCCTGCTCAAAAGCAGGAAGCATGGGACCGCATGGAAGCGACAATCGCAGAAGATATTGCTGCTGAAAAAGTGCGAGCAGCAGAAGACATTGCTGCGTTTGAAGCAGAAGTTCAAAATACCATTCAACTGGGTGCTGGCGACCGTGCAACTGCTCTGCGTTGGATGATGCAGACTGAGGATTTCTATCACGAACAAGACGTTGAAGGTTGGGTTTGGAAGAAGGGTATTCTCTTCACCGACGAAGGCCGCGCTCTTGTGAAAGAGTTGATGGAAATAGTTGAATTCAAAGAATGGGAGATAGCGTAACAATGCGTGAGTACTGGGAAATCGCTAAGGAATTGCGTCATATGATTCGCGTAACGAACACTCCGGAGGATGCTATTCCTGCTTGGAAAATACTTCGTCTTGCGGAAACATTTGAAAACAAAGCAGAGGAACTTGAAATGAAAATGATCGTTCAAATGCAAAACGATTGGGTAGAGGCTTCTTGATGGACTATGCAAAAACTTATGCAGAACGCATGGAACTGATTCGTGAAGTTCATCAAAAGATGCAGGGCAAACCTAAGAAGCGCAAAGTTTCTGCTGGGCACGACCCAGATTTGTATTACACTGATGCGTCAAAGTACGCAGAAAAGTACTATGGTGAGTCATATCGGCAAACAGTTAGGTATGATAATGAGTGGGACTGATTATTATCTATTGAAATTATCGGACAAGATTTCCGAACTGAACAAGAGACTTGAAGAACTCGAAAAACGAATTAAGAAGTTGGAGAAAAATACCTCAATTCAGAGAGCAACACTATGAAAACTAGGAATCAAGTCTGGGATCAAGTCTGGGATCAAGTCGGGGATCAAGTCTGGGATCAAGTCTGGGATCAAGTCCGGTATCAAGTCTGGGATCAAGTCTTGGGTCAAGTCGAGGATCAAGTCGAGGATCAAGTCTGGTATCAAATCGAGGATCAAGTCTTGGATCAAGTCTTGGATCAATGGTATGAAAACTAATAATCAAGTCAGGGATCAAGTCAGTATTCAAGTCTGGGATCAAGGCTGGGGTCAAGTCGGTATTCAAGTCTGGGATCAAGTCAGTAATCAAGTCCGGGGTCAAGTCTGGGTTCAAGTCTGGGTTCAAGTCTGGGATCAATGGTATGAAACAACATCCTAATCATTGCAATCATAAAGATGACGAGTTTTACGGTCATGTCGAAATTGCTGATCGCGGATTTGGTGATTTGTATTTCTTTTATTCTAAATCTCATGAAAGTTGGGAATATTGCTTTCGTACCGGACCCGATGGTGAATATTCATCTATGCCTTTGAAATATGTTCTTCGGTGGAATGACGACACACATCAACAAATAATTCGTTATTTTATCGAATTTATGAACAAAAGGGCTTGACGAAATCGGAAATAAAAAAGGGGCGCTAAATGCGCCCCTAAGTTTATCTGGTTGAACCCAGATTTTTTTATTGGATTATGCAGATAGCATATTATCAACCCTAAAGATACGATAATATTGATTTGTTTTCGCAGTTGCAAGACCGTTAGCAGGTGTCGAACCAACGAATGGGTTAGATACCATACCGTAGCGAGTCTTGAAGCCGATTTTCGGCTGGAAGGTTGCTTCAACAACCGCACGAACCATCGTCAGAGGAACGTATGGGCAGTAGAACACACCAGCGTCATATGGGTTTGTACCCTTATAACCAACGTTCACATAATCGGTTGCCGAATATGGGTCAATGTACACTCTGGTACGTCCATTCAGAACACCAGCGAATGTGTTGCCTGTGTCATCAACATTGAGGCTCGTTGACATAGCAGGAGCATAGTCAAGCATACCCGAAGCAGCAAGAGCCGAGGCAACATCAGACGAACAGAGAACGAAGTTACCTTTGCCTCTCCGAGTCTCTTTTGCAATCACATTGGCTTCTCTTTCGATCTGAATAACGAGACCCTTGAACTTCTCAACCGACCA